ATGGCCTACAGCGAAACCGATCTGTCGAACCTTGAAGCCGCCATCATCGCCCTGGCCACTGGCGCCAGGAAGGTCCGCATCGCCATGGGCGACAAGATCGTGGAGTTCAGCAACACCGACCTGGACAAGCTCAGGTCGCTCCGAAGCGACATGATGGCCGAACAGCCCGGCAAGGCCAATTCACGATTCTTCCTCATCACCACGGGAAAGGGCCTGTAAATGGAGCCGTGCCTTCGCATCCTGGACAGCCGGGGAAACCGGATTCCCCTTTCCGCCGTCGTGGATCCGCCCTTCGAAGGCGCAGCCACCGGCCGCCGGATGAACACCTGGGGAACCTCCACGGTAGGACCCAACAGCAGCCTCTATTCCTCCCTCAACCGGCTCCGTTCCCGCTCCAGGGAACTGATCCGCAACAATCCTCTTGTTCAGGGAGGGGTGGACAGCTATGTCGCCAACGCCATCAGCGCCGGCATCTTCCCCCGCTGGCAGATTGGAGATGCTGTCCTCAAGAAGGACATCCAGGACCTCTGGGACGAGTTCGTCCCGAAGGCCGACTACTACGGCGCCTGCAGCTTCTACGGCCTGCAGTCGCTCGCCTTCAACGGCCTGATCGACGCCGGCGAGATCCTCTCCAGAAAGGTGGTCCGCAGCACCTCCGCCGGCCTGCCGGTGCCTCTCCAGATCCAGCTCATCGAGGCGGACCACCTGGATGAAACGTACAGCACCATCGCCCCGAACGGAAACGAGATCCGCATGGGCATCGAACTGGATTCCGGAAATCGAAGGGCCGCCTACTGGCTCTGGTCGGAGCATCCCGGAGAATCCTTTCTCACCGGCCGCAATATTAATTGGAGGATATCCGTCCCGGCCCGGGAGATCGACCACGTCTACCGGCCGGTAAGAGCCGGCCAGATGCGGGGACGTCCGTGGCTGGCGAGCATCATCGTGAAGATTCATGAATACGACCTCTATGACGACGCGGAACTGGTGCGCAAGAAAGGGGCGGCCATGTTCGGGGGCTTCATCGAGGAGGACGCCGTCCAGATCGACCCGGCAAACTACTTCGGGAAGAAAAAGGACCCGGACAGCGATAACCGGAACGTCCTGGCCTTGGAGCCGGGAACATTTCCCATCCTCCCCCAGGGGAAAAAGGTCCATTTCTCCGAACCCGCCGATGTGGGGACCAGCTACGAGATGTGGACCAGGCAGCAGCTCCGCCAGATCGCCACTGGAATTGGAATCACCTACGAGCAGCTCACGGGGGATCTCACCGGGGTGAACTACTCCTCCATCCGGGCCGGACTTCTGGAGTTCCGCCGGAGGGTCCAGCAGCTCCAGATGGAGATCCTGATCTTCCAGTTTTGCCAGCCCGCGGCGGAGGCCTTCCTGGATGCCGCCGTCCTCTCCGGCATGCTGAGAATTCGCGACTATTACCGCAACCGGAGGCAGTACCTGAAAATCCAGTGGCGGCCCGACGGCTGGCCCTGGGTGGATCCGGTCAAGGATCAACTCGCCGAGCAGATGGCGGTTCGCAACGGCTTCAAGAGCCGAGCCCAGGTCGTGGCGGAGCGAGGCGGAGACGTGGAAACCGTGGATCGCGAAATCGCCGAGGACAACGCCCGGGCGGACCGCTTCGGCCTGGTCTACGACAGCGACCCCCGGAACATGACCAAGTCCGGCGTGATGCAGAAGGTGGAGGAGACCCTCGTCACCGGTTCGGCGCAGACGGAGTGAATCTTTATGAACAGAGCAGCTTCTTTCGTCCATAACCTCTTCAACAAGCCCCTGCTGATCTCGCCAGCCTTTGAGGGCGCCCTGATCCGTTCGGCGGAGCTTATTCTGAAAGGAGGGGCATTCCCTTCAGCCCAGCTCAGCCGGGAGCGGGAAGCCGGCAGACGAGCAGAAAACGGCGTGGCCGTCATCCCCGTCCGTGATTACCTCTCCTACCGTTACGACGAGGTCATGGACTACTTTTATGGGAACACCTCCTACGAACAGATCAGGACAGGATTCCAGGAGGCCTTGGCCGATCCGGCAATCAAGGCGATCGTCTTCGACATCAACAGCCCCGGCGGCGAAGTGGACGGCCTGTTTGACCTGGTGGACGAGATCCATTCGGCCAGGGGGACCAAGCCGATCTACGCGGTCTTCAACGAGTCAGGCTTTTCCGCGGCCTTCGCCATCGCCTCGGCGGCGGACAAACGCTACATCTCCCGCACGGGGTCCGCGGGATCCGTGGGCGTGGTGGTCATGCACCTGGACCAGAGCGGCTGGGACGAGAAGATGGGCCTGGTCTACACCCCGATCTACGCCGGAGCCCGCAAAGTGGACTTCTCCCCCCATGCGGCCCTGTCCCCTGAGGCCATAGCTGTCGCCCAGGAGAGCATAAACGCGGTCTACGATCTCTTTGTCGGAACCGTCTCCCGCAATCTCGGCCTGAGTCCTGCGGATGTAAAGGCGACGGAGGCGGGCATCTACCAGGGGAAGAAGGCCGTCGATATAGGCTTCGCCGATTCCGTCCTCTCCTGGAATCAGTTCATGACCAAAATTTCAAACCGTAAATATGGAGGCATTATGAAAGCAGAACTGGAACAGCTCTTCAACGACATGCGCGACCGCCTGACGGCCATGGTCGGCGGGACACAGCCCGAGGCCGTCACGAAGGCCGATGCGGAAAAGCTGGTGGCCGCGGCGGAGGAAGCCGCAAAGAAAGAAGGATTCGCCGCCGGCAGGGCCGAAGGCCTGGAGGCCGGCAGACAGGAAGTCCACAGCCGGACCATGGAAATCCTCGAGGCCTGCGCCCTGGCCGGTATGGAGAAGGAAGCCCTGGGATACATCCAGGACACCAAACTGAGTATCGAGGACGTCCGGGGAAGGATCGTCGAAGCCCGGGCAGCCGCAGCGGAAAGGACGAGAATCTCCAGCACCGTGAGCGCCACCTCGACGGGGGAGGTCAATCCCCTCCTGGCCAACGCCCGGCAGCGGGCGGAAACGGCAAACGCCGTCAGGCGATAATCCCCACTTAAGAAAGGAGACTTTTTATCATGGGTAGTCAAATTCAGGGAAATTCCCTCCAGGACATATTGAAGTGGGAGCAGGAAAACAGCTTCTCCCGGGAAGTCGTCACCGTCCTCTCCGGACAGAACCTCGCCCTGGGGGCGGTTATCGGTAAAATCACCAAGAACATCCCCACCTCGGGAACGCCCGATGCCGGCAATGACGGCGCGGGAACCGTCACTTCCGTTTCCGGCGGTGCCAAAACGAAACTGGGGACCTACACTCTGACTTGTAAAAGCTACACGGTCAGTCCGCTCTCGGCTGTCATCGAAGTCAAGGATCCCGACGGCAATGCCCTGCCCGACGCGGGGATCGGAGCCTATACCAACGGCCAGATCAACTTCACCGTTGCAGACGGGAGCCCCGCCATCGCTGCAGGCGACATCTGGACGATCGTTGTGGCGGAAGGATCCGGAAGCGTCCGGGCCTTGAATCCCGCCGGCGTGGACGGATCCAGGGATGCCTACGGAGTCGCCATTGCCGACTATGACGCCACCGATGGAGCGCTCTCCGGGGTGGCCATCGTACGGGACGCCGTCATCGTTGCAGAGGACCTGGTCTGGCCGGCGGGGATCACCAATGACCAGAAGACGGCCGCACTGGATCAGCTGGCCGCCAAAGGCATCGTCACCCGCCAGGAAGCATAATTCAAGAACAACTCCCAAGGAGGAAATCCAAGCATGATACTCAACCCTTTTGATACCGACGCCTTCAACATGGTGTCGCTGACCAACGCCATCAATATCCTGCCCAACAATTACGGTCGGGTGAGAGAACTCGGCCTCTTCCCCGGAAAGGGTGTCCGCACCCGAACAGTGATCGTCGAGGAACAAAACGGCATCCTCAACCTGCTGCCCACCCTTCCTCCCGGCGCTCCCGGCACCCAGAACAAGATGGGGAAGCGCACCGTCCGGTCCTTCACGATCCCGCACATCCCCGTGGACGACGTGATCCTGCCCCAGGAGTACGAAGGCATCCGGGCCTTCGGGATGGAGACTGAAATCGCCGCCCTCGCCCAGGTGATGAACGACCACCTGCAGACGGCGAAAAACAAGTTCGCCATTACCCTGGAGCATCTCCGAATGGGTGCGCTCAAGGGGATCATCCTCGATGCCGACGGGAGCACGATCTACAACCTCTACACCGAATTCGGGATTACCCAGAAGACGGTCAGCTTTGCCTTGTCAAGCTCTTCGACGAACGTGGCCGCCAAATGCAGGGAAGTCCTCCGCCACATGGAGGACAACCTGAAGGGCGAGGTCATGACGGAAGTCCGCTGCCTGGTGGATGAGGGATTCTTCGATGCCCTGATCGCCCACGACAGCGTCAAGGAGGTCTTTCTGAACCACTCGGCTGCAGTTCAGTACCTGGGCGGGGATCCCCGCAAGGAGTTCAAGTTCGGCGGCATCACCTTCGAAGAGTACCGGGGTGTCGCCACGGACCTGGAGGGCACCGCCCGGCAGTTCATCGCAGACAATGAGGGCCATGCCTTCCCCATGGGGACGATGAACACTTTCCAGACGCTCTTCGCCCCGGCAGACTTCAACGAAACAGTTAACACCCTGGGCCTGGAACTCTACGCCAAACAGGAAGAGCGAAAGTTCGGACGGGGCATCGATCTCCACGCCCAGAGCAACCCCCTGCCGATCTGCTACCGTCCCGGTGTCCTGGTGAAGGTGGCCAAGGGCTGATTCCCTTAACTTTGAACGAGGCGGACATGGGTGAGACACCGTTTACACTGAAAGAGAAGGACTGGGAGAAAGCGACGCCGGAACAGCGGGACTGGTACATCTACAATGCAATCCTGGCTCTGAGCGCCCGTGTCGACACCCTGGAGAAAGGGTCCTGGTTTCACCGGGGGGCCGCCTTCATCGGCGGTCTCGTCGGAGGGATCGCCGCCGCCCTGGGCGTGAAGTTATCTTAGGAGAAAAATATGAAACCTTTCGATTACGCCTTCGAGCAGACCCTCTGCCTGGAGGGAGGGTACAGCGACGACCCTGTCGATAGAGGCGGAAGGACCAACTGGGGCATCACCGAGGCCACCCTGAAGGATGCCTATTTACGAGGACTGGTCAGCACCCGGGATGTGGCGTCTCTGTCCAAGGAGGAAGCCCGGCGGATCTACAAGGCCGACTACTGGGATGCCCTGAAGCTCGATTCGGTCCTCTCTCCGGCGATCGCCGCGGAGATCTTCGACACGACGGTCAACATGGGCAGATCCGCTGCGGTGAAGATCCTCCAGGAGGCCCTCAACTACCTCGGTGAATCCCTGGCCATGGACAGCGTTATGGGAATGAAGACCCTGGGGGCTCTCAACAAGTGGTCCTCGAAAGATGAACGGGCGCTCTTCGTCTGCCTCAACGGCTTCCAGTTCATCCGTTATGTGGGCATCGTGGAAATGAACGCCAGCCAAAAGCGTTTCGCTCGCGGCTGGACCAAGCGGATTCAGACGTACCGGGGATAAAAAATACAAATCAAAGGAGAATGAACGGATGAAAAACTGGAAAACGACGTTATCCGGAGCATTAAGCGCATCGGGGATCATCCTTCCCCTGTTCGGGGTTCCCGCAGGGGTTGGGCAGGCAGTCAGTGTGCTCGGACTATTCCTGATCGGTCTTTTTGCAAAGGACAGCAACGTCACCGGCGGAACCGTAAGTCAGTAACGAGGGATAAATCATGGCGGACGACATCGACCGGGCGCAGCACTACGATGAGCTTTACCGGACGCAAGCGTTGAATTCGCATTACGACCGGCGGAGGAAGAGTACCGGCCTGCACCGCAATCCTGCGGGCGGGACCGGCTCTGCCGAATGCACAGACTGTGGCGAACCGATCAACCAGGCCCGGATCATGGCCATGCCGCAAGCCACCCGGTGTGTCGAATGTCAGGAGCGCCATGAACGCATCCATGGAAGGGTGTCATAATGGGAATCAAAGCAGACATGGCCGCCGTCCTGCCGGGCATGTTCGAGATCATCGGCGAGGAGGCCACGTTCACCCCTTCAGGCGGTCTTCCGGTAAATTGCCACATCGATATTACCGAAGAAGTCGACTATCAACCGGACGGATTCTCGACATGCGCCTGGCAACGATCGAAGGTCATTGAAGTGACCCTGGCGGAAATCGGAGTCGAACCGAACAGAGGGGATATATTTTCCTGCGACGGCAGGAGCTACACCGTGGAGAAAGTACACGAACTATCCACTAATGGACTGACCATAAAAATGGCGGTGACTCCATGATCAAGATTTTCATTCATCCGGCCGACCGGGCGAAGATCCAGGACATGTTTTCCGGGATGAAAACCATCGGAGAGAAAGTCCTCTCCCGCAGCCTGAACAAAACCCTGACCGGCGTCCGGACGGATGCCTCGACGGAGATCCGCAAGGTGCTTAATGCGAAACAGGCTGCCGTTAATGAAACCTTTTCTTTGAACAAGGCCACCACGAAGAAGATGACCGCCTCCATCGTCAGCACGGGCAAGCCCCTGGGCCTGATCGATTTCGTGGGAACCACCCAGAAGTTGAAGGGCGTCTCCGTCCTGGTCACGAAGGGTGGAAAGCGGAAAATCATTCCCGGAACATTCATCGCCACGATGAAAAGCGGGCACAAGGGCGTATTCTGGCGGGACTGGCACGGAATGAAAAAGCCGAAAAATGCACGGATCAAATACGGCGCCCTGCCCCGCCAATACCGCCTTCCCATTTCCGAACGTTTCGCACCGAGAGTGCCTGATTATCTGGGCGACAAGGGACCGATCATGCAACGCATTCTGACCAAAGCCGGCGTTCGGCTCCACAACAACCTTGAACACGAACTGAGTTACGAACTGAGCAAACTGAAATGAGCGATACGATCCGGGAAACCATCATCAAAAATTTTCTGGCCCGCCTGGCCGTTATCACGACTGCCCACGGTTACAACACGGCCATCGGAGGCAATGTCTACCGTGTAAGGAAGACTGTTGATCCCGATGATCTGCCTTGCTGTGTTGTCTGGCCGGGAGCGGAGAAAGGAGAAGCTTCTTATGGAGAAAATTCTTGCACGATGCAAATCCGTCTTGAAGGAATTGCAGGATTTGGTGCTGAAAATCCGTCAGTGGTTTCAGAAAAAATTCTCGGCGATCTAAAAAAGTGCATCTTCGAACCCGGCAATGCCCTGGCTGAACCGCCGTCCGGGTGGCTCAGGTCTCCCGACTACATCGACTCCCTGAGCTACACCGGCGGCGGAACGGACGAGTATCCCGACGAAGGCCAGAAGACCGTCGGCGCCTCGATCATGGTCACAGTAGGCTACACGGAAAATATCGGAGATCCCTATACGCAATAA